GTTCTTAATACAAATGAATTAGTAGTATTGTTCACTTGAAAATAAACACCATTTTGAGTTCCAAAATATCCAATACGTTGTCTTAAATTTGTTTTTGCAGTTGCAGCTTGAAATGTTGCAAGAATTAATAAACCTTTACCAGGTTGATATGGAAAAGATCTATAAGTTTGACGAACTACTTCTGAACCAGAAGAAGTTGTTACACTCATTTGAACACTAGATTCATTTGGTAAATATGTAGTAGATCCACCTGTTGCAGTAGATGTGTCAAATTGATTATCTGCTGCATATCTATTTTGAGAATCAAATAATGTATAAGGAGAAGATACTTGTAATCTTCCAAATGCATCTACATTAGTTCCACCTATTGCAACATAAGTTGGATTATTTGGACCTGAATTTACATTATCACAACTCATTAGCAGCCAAACCTCATGTTAAACCAAGTAAATCTTTGTGTTTCTTGAACTTGTTCTTCTAAAAAACTTGTATTTAATTGTGTTTTTAAAGTATCTATAGCTTGAATAATTTGTCTTTGAACTTCTTTTGAATAAACCGGTGACGGTTCTGGTATTTGAAAATCTACTTTAGCCATTATCTTCTTCCATCTGGTTGTATATCTATCCTAAAAATACCATATCGCCAAGTCTCATCAACAGAAGTATTTTCTATTCTTATACTAGCTAATCTTGCTCTTGCGCGTGTATCTACCTTATCTGTTGATGTATCAATCGTAAATGGACCAATATAGGTTTCTCCTTTAGCAACTGTAGTATCTGCTGGGTAAGATCTTAAATATAGAGTCACTTTTGCATTACCTTCTAAATTTTTAAAGTCAGGTATAAATCTTCTAATTTTTAAAAAGAATTCACCATCTCCACCCTCAGTTAAATCAAAATCTCCTGATCTTATATAAGCAGGTATTGCAGTTTTGTTACCAGCATAATCAACTTCATTTAACCCTGTTTCTTGCGCATAATAATATGTAGCCCCTACAGATACACCATTAACTGTTGGAAAAGTTGGAGTAATTGCACTATCAAATTTTGTAGCATGAGGAAAATCATAAATACTTGCATCTGCATAAGTTGTTCTAGACATTGTTCCAGTTGTCCAAACTTTATCTAAATAGTTGTAAGTTACATATCTATTAGTTTTAGTAGAATTAGCTGTTGGATAATACCAAGTAACTTCATTAAACAAACTATTATGACCTGCATAAACAATTTCTCCAGCATTAAAATTAATTCCAGTATTTCCTTCTCCAACTGTTGTAAATACATAATCTTGAACATAACTTGGAACAGATATCACAGTTCCATCAAATGCAAAAAATCCTCCAGAATCTCCCATCCAATAAATTATACCATCAGCAAATATAATTGAATGTTGACCAATACATCCACAATTAGAACCTACTTTTCTAATACTGAATGTATAAGGAGCTCCTATAAATTGCATAGTATAGGCTGCATTATCTGTCAAAATTAATATATAATCTTTACCTTTTGCAGCACCAATAATTTTAGTTCCATCATCTAATCTAAATGTACCAGCTGTATTTGTTGAAGTTGGCTCATATACATTATAATTTTCAGTATCTGAAAATCTGATTAACATTTTATCTTGTGAACTACTTACCCCTATCGTTTCTTCTGTTCCTAAATGTATTAAATGTCTATCTCTATCAGATACAATACTCATAACAGATGCTCCTGGCATATTTGTATTAATAACTGCTCTCGTTTCTAAAGCATTTGCTACTGAAGGGTCCCAAGTAAAAGTAACACTATTATGTACTGTAGCAATTAAAATTTGACCAAAATTATCTAATGACCAAGAAGCAGGATCTAATATAACTGGTGAAGAAAACGTACTTTCTTCTCCCCAAGCAATAAATGTATATGCATCATATGTTACCGCATTATTTGAATGGGCTGCCGCAGTTGTTCCACTGGCACCTCTCGTACAACCTGTAAATGTAGTTGCTGTTTTACCTGAATAAGTAATTAATTCACTGTTGATTAATATTGTCCCAGTTGCACTAAAGCCAGTAGTTGAGTTAACAGTAATCGTTGCAGTATTGTCATTAATTCCACCATTAAGTAATGTCTGTAATGCACCTAAATCTAACCCACCCCAATAACCTGTACCAAATCCATAACCGTAAGTTTGATCTAATGGACCAAAATCATAATAAGGTGTTACTGTAGCAGATCCTGCCGCAGTCATTCCTGTGCCTGTTTCTGCAGTTAACATTTGAATAGTAAATTTGCTTGATGATACTATTGATTTAACTTCAAACAAATTAGTTGTAAAACTTGCAGCTGTATATCCAGTGCTTGGAGTGCCTGGTAAAGTAACTGAACTTATTTTAATTATTCTCCCTATTGATAACCCATGTCCACCTTTATTAACTTGAACAATGTTAGATCCTGTAGTTGATGTAAAAGTACAAGAAGTTAATGCTGTATCTAATGGTGTAATATCGTAGAACTGACCTTCAAAATATATAACCAATAGTTTATTAGTTCCTATTGCTGCATATCTATTGCCATTTAAATCAGCCCATATGAACTGTTCTCTGGCTGCTCCAACTAATGTACTATTAACTAATTGCTGCCAACCGCCTATTTTTTCAGGTGATCCATAACGAAAACGAACATAATCCCCATCGATCCAACGTCCTTTGGCTTGAGAAGGTGTATCTTGTTTATCAAATCCTGGCTGTACCGGTATTTTAAGTAAAGGCATAAATGCATTATACCTTATATTAAGCCAAGTTGAAATATAGAGTTATTTACCTTCTATTTTAGTATCTTCAAATGTTTGTTTATTAGCAACATTTTCTTTAAATTTTAGTTGCCAATCCATAACCATTTTAACAAGATTGTTTCCAAAATGTTTTAAATTTTCGTCAGATAAGTGTAGTTTTCCTTTTCTAAAAAGAATTAATCTTTCTTTCCAAGAAAATTCTATATCACAAGACCCGTTTTCGTATTGTTTAAATTTCATTTTTATTGGCCCATTTTATTTTAGATTGGTCTTCCCATGGTTTAATTTCAAATGCATTGAAAGCAACAGTTATTCTTTCTATATCTTTTTCTATTTTTGAAACACTATGTAGTAAAAGTGGGTGAAATAAAACAAATTTTCCTATTTCTTCACTGATTGTTAAATCATAATCTCTAAAATATGTTCCTGGACCTTTTTCTGATAAATATAATATACCACAAAAAGCTGAAACACCACCATGTCTATGCTCTAGTACTTCTTCTTTTATTTTGCAAATATTTCCCCAAGCTTCTTTTACCATAAAATTTTTTTCATATATTTTAAATATATACTCTTGAATTGTTTTAATAAAATTTATAAAATCATTATTTTGTATCAAACTTTCAAAACCTGTAAAATGACCTATTACATTTGTTTTGTAACTTAAATTTTTATTTTTATTATTTTTAATAAGTTGAATTAAATTATTAATTAAATTTTTTTCTTTTATTTTTCCAGTTAAGATAAAAGTATTTAACGGAATTTCTTTTACGTTTAATTCAAAATTCATTTTTGCATGCCATATGCTGGCCTTTTATCTTTAAACCATTCTGTATTTTTTCCATTTTTATCTACATAATGTAAAAATGTTTGTGCATGCCAATCTCCTTTAAACTCTTCTCTCCAATGCTCAACTTCACATCCTAAATATATCGCAGCATCCCCTGGTTCCATATTAATTTCAACTCCATCCATATATATTGGCCAAGGAGTTTTATCAGATCCAATCATTACAGTCACACTTATTTCGCAAGCTGGTTTGTCCGTATGTTTTTTCAAATCAGCATTAATTGTATACATTCTCCAAAAAGCATATGTTGGTAATAATTCTAAGCCAGTTTCTTTTTGCATTAATTCTAATTTATTAACCATTAAAGATTCCATAAGTGGATCTGCGTAAAAATAAGTATCTCCATTGTCATTTTGTACAAAATCAAAAGAATCAAAATTGAATCTATGTTTAATTCTACAATAGTCAGTTAATAATTTAATTTCTTCTTTTGTTAAAAAATTTTTTATTAGTTTATATTTAAAATCTCTTAAAGTGCCCATGCTAC